AGAGCGTAAACGATTAGCAGCAAAAGCAAAGCGCCGGAAAGAATTAATGAATGATCTTAAAATGTTTGCTTACATTTTCTGCGGTGCTGTTGTCGTGCTTGTGGCTGTTGGTGTCTATTTCACCTATGCAAACTAAATCGGAGGTAAACGATGATAGCATATCTTATGACCTGGTTAAAAGGGTTAGGAAAACCGCAGCCGGTAGAAGTCTTAACGAATACTACTGCATCTACATCAACCAAGAAAAGGGGCAGACCAAAGCAATCCAAGTCGGCAGCTGGCAAGACTGTCCAGCGCAAGAAAAATAAATGACTCCGGAAAACCTAGATCGCTGGAAGATTATTCCCAGGTTAATGATGATTATAATGACCGGTGTGTATATCCGCTGCATCGAGTGGGCGCTTAGTCAGCCAGATCTAACCACACAACAAGCAAGTCTTATATCAGTTGTAACGGGGGCCATGACCGGATCGCTGGCGGTGTTTCTCAACCAAGAGTCAAGGAGCAAAGATGAGTAAAAAACTTTATGACAAGCTGACCAAGCGGCAGCAAAAAACAATGCAGCGTCATTCTAAACATCACACCAAGAAGCACATGCAAGCCATGACTAAAAGCATGGCAGTTGATAAATTAACATTCGGCCAGGCACACAAGGCAGCAATGAAAAAGGTAGGGGCATGATAGGCAGCATCGTCACCGCAGTGTCCGGTCTAGCATCCAGCTGGATCGAGGGTAAGACGGCGATACAAAAAGCAAACGCGCAGATCAAAATGAAAGAGGCAACCGGAGAGATCGATTGGGATCTTGCAGCAATGCGCGCCTCGCAGTCATCTCTCAAAGACGAATGGTTGACTTTGCTTTTTAGTATTCCTCTGGTGCTAAGCTTTTGTGGGTCGTGGGGCAGAGAAATCGTAAAGGATGGGTTCGTTGCGCTTAGCGAAATGCCGGAGTGGTATCAGCTAACCATCGGTATAATTGTTAGCGCCAGTTTTGCCACCAGATCTGCATCTAAATTTATCAACATGAGGAAGAAGAAATGAAGAAAAATTTTGAAAGTTGCATGGTGATGCTGCTTGAGAACGAGGGCGGCTACCAAGACGACGATCGGGATCCTGGCAATCATGGCGATGGGTACGGCAATCCTGGATCAACTAATTGGGGAGTCACAGCGAAAGTATACGCGCAATTTACCGGTCAACCAGCAACCAGAGAGATTATGAAATCGTTAAAAAAAGAGGATGTCTATCCGGTCTACAAAGAGTTGTACGCTGACAAAATAAAATTCGATGAACTGCCGTCTGGGGTCGATTGGGTCACGTTTGATTTTTGTGTGAACAGCGGAGTATCTCGAGCAGCAAAGGCGCTGCAAGGAATAGTATCAGCAAAAAAAGATGGTCTAATTGGCAGCAAGACTATAGCAGCTGTCGAGCAAAAAGATCCGAAAGAAATCATCGATGAGATGCACGATCTGCGGCAAGATTTCCTGGAGGGTTTATCGACGTTCAAACACTATGGTCGAGGCTGGACAACCAGGAACGCACACGTCAAGGACACTGCCCTCGATATGGTCTAGGGTCGCAAGCCGGGTCGCAAAATAGATGCAAACTCATGCAAATAGATGCAAATAGGAATCACTTTTGTTTGCATTAACTTGCATATATTTGCGTGTATTTGCGCCAGTTTGCACTCGGAGTGAATTTTCAAGTCCTATCACCCGCACCAAAACTTTCCATATATTACAATAACTTAACTGGAATACACGTAAAACCACCGCAAAAATCACCGCAGTCTTGTTTGACATTGTTGACTCTTTGAGTCATTATCAATGAAATTTTAATCAAGTTTCCTAAAAGAATGTGGAGGTTCAATATGGAAAAAGTTATTGAGAGCAGCGGTGAGAAATCGCAACAACTAAAGCAGCTGTACGATCTAACTACAAACACAACAAGCATGATCGTGCATACAAACAAGAATCAAAAAATAGTATTGTCACAAGCGCAGCTGGAATTGATCCGGCGCGGTATAAATCAGTGTGTCGATACTGACCCCTCTATCTATCTATAGGGGGGATCGATGCTGACAAAAGAAGAAACAAATAAACTCGTTAGATTTTATCCCAGCGTTCTAAAACGTGGTCAGAAAAAACCGCACGTTGTTGATGGTAGAAAATATGGGCTCAAAGAAAAATGGTTTGCAACAAAAGAGGAGGCGCTAAATTACGCAGCTGAGATCTCAGAAAATTTTACAATGCACACGTCCGGCAAGGCTGGCAAAACACTGCGTAAGATTTTTGATTGCGGCCAGTGCGAAACTGAAAAGAACTGTTGCTATAAAAAAGTAAGACGTAAAAGCGTTCAGAACGGCGAACTCCGAGAGCATAGTTTCGAGAACTCGATGCGCGATATGAACTTCTTTCTCAACATCAAGATCGATGGCAAGAAAGTCGGTGACATGACGGCGCTAGAATTTTACAGCAACCCGGCGCAAGTTTATGAATGGATCGTTCCGGCAACACAGAAAAACAGAGTCCTAAAAACTGTAAAAAATTATTGGGCCAGCTACACGCATTTCAATTCGTTTTGTGTCCTGGCTGGTTATGCCGATCACAATATATTTCGTGACACGCGACCGAAGAGCGGCGGCAAGGAAAACACAAAGTCAGACAAGATCGAGAGAGTGCAGCGCGATGTAGTCGAGCGGATCCTCGAGCAGCTACCGACCGGCAACAGCAATCAGCTGCATGGTTACAAAAAATGTAATTGGCGACTAGCTGCTTTCTTTGCAGCACAAACCGGATTGCGCCAGGGAGAACAGAGAGCACTGACCTGGAGCGACGTAGACTTTGATCTAAGATCTGTTTCGGTAGACAAAGGTATCGACCGGTATCATAAGATCAACAAGACTAAAACTGTTAAGTCAAAAAGAAAGCTGCGGTTTGCACCGGTAGTTGTCAAGGCGCTGCAAGAAGAGTACATGCGCCAGGGCAAGCCGCCGAAAGAAGATCTGATTTGGCAAGACACGCGCGGCCATTCAATACATCCCTCGATGTTTATTAAAAAGCTGGCTAAAGCAGCCGCTACAGCCGGTGTTCCTCGTATCACCTGGCACGAACTAAGGCATTACTATGCCTCCGCTCAGCTGGCCTTAAAAGGCGGCACAAAGGATGGCATTTGGAAAGTGTCGAACAACCTGGGCCATAGCAACACTGTCACCACGACCGCAACTTACGGACACTGGCTAAACGATTACGAAGAAGATCCAGAAGAAACTGCAAGAGAAGATCAAGCAGCGCTGAGTTACTAAAAAAAAAGGCCGCAAGCGCGGCCTAGTTTGCTATGTGGTTTTTGTTAGAAGTTGTCCGGATCTTGCATCTCTTCCCACAAAGTAAAGATATCATCACCAGCTAATCCCTCGTCGTTCATTATCTCGATTACCTGGTCAAGCTGTTCCTCTGTAGCTTGTCCTATCTCACACATTCCATTCTTAGCAAACTCGACAAACTGTTTGATTGTGTATTTCATTTATACTCCTATTGGTTCAAGTGTTTGTTTTGCGATTAGTTTTTCCCAGGCTTGCCTGGTCATCTGGCATTTGCGATTGCCGCCGATCTTGCTGATCTGTGAGGTTGAGGCATACACCCATTTCTTTCCCACAATCACCCACACTTTGCGATGATCGCCGCCTAGTACATCCGGGCAATGCTGCATCATGTACCCGGTGGCCTTATCCCATTTCTTGCCGATGGGCCGGCCATGTTTGCGTGGTGTTTTGATTAGCTTTGTGTTTTTTCTAATCAGCAATTATTGCGCTCCTTTCTGTTTGTTGAAACTGAGGTTGTCATATATGACATTGCAGATATGATCCTTGGCGATCTTGATGTCTGCGAGTGCAGCAGCTGGGAACAAATCTGGTTGTCTTTCTGCCAGGGTGATAAGACCCATGACGTAGGGATCATGTCCGGTTGCGTCCTTGACAATTTTTCGCATCATCTTGAGTGAGGCTGGAATACCAGCCTCCATCTTTTTGAAATCTAGCGGTCTATTCAATTAAGCAACTCCTTTCTTGTTTTTGCTGTATCCCCACTTGTGCTGCGCTACGTCAGACATTACATCGGCAGCCTTGTGTTTGATGGCTTGCACAATCCAGTAGGCATCTTGATGGATCCAATCGTTGACCTCGCAAGCTTGGTAATCGTAGTTGCTGCACATTCTGTAAATGTCAGCGGCAGTAAGGTGAAGATTAGGAACATAACTTTTACCGACAAGAGATATTGGCCCGGTGTTAAGTTCTGCTAAACAATAAGCAACAAAATCTGCGCTGTTGTCTTGCTCGTTGTACCTTGCGTTGATACTGTCTACGTTAGCTTTTGCTAAGATCTTGACCAGGTTTTCTGGATCGCTATCGATCTCTTTCTTTGTGAAGAGATTGTATATGTAGGTTTTGTGTCGTCTTGATACGGCCCACTTGACCATCTCTGCGATTTGTTCTGGCGCGACTAAATATGCACTCATAAAGTGTCCTTTCTGTTTGTTTTTGGGGAATGTTTTCGAATCACTTGATCCATTTACTCATTATTATTGACACAATGCGTCAATCATTGCAAGTAAAAAGTAACAGAAAGTGTTACACAGTATATTTTATTAGTTAATCTTAGCGCCTAATCGCTCGAGAACATGGCTAGCAAGATAGCTGGTGCGGCCGCTCTTGTGGATCTCGTAGTCACCATGCGCCAGGATCCGCCGGAGTCTATGGTAAGCAGCCGGTTTAGATAATCCCGGGAACAGCAGCTTGCCAGCCTCTGATAGCGTATACAATCCTTTAGAATTGTGGGCGGTCAGTTTCACTACTGTCATCATCATCACCAAAGTTAGGTCTAGGATATTCTCGTAATTCTTTAGGAACATCGAGAAAGAGTAGGGGCCGCTCGAGCACTGGCCATACTCCGCCGGGTTCTCCTTTTTCTTTTATGCTTAGTCCTAGCTGCAACTGTCCGTTGCCGTGTTTCATTGCCAGGTCAAGCAGTGTTTGATAAGCCTCTTGGATCGCAGCACGTTGCTCGTTAGTCTGCGGCAGCTGCCGGCCATCCTCACCTTTGCCGGTGCGAAACTGCAACCAAGCAGCGCATTGATAATCATTATCCTTTTTTAATCCGCCACCTAATCTAAATTGATTGTTTCCGAAGTGCGGTTTCGATCCGCCGATCTTAATTTTTTCCATGTTACTTCCCTAACTTTTTTTCCATTTCATCATATTTATCTTCAATGATCTGTGCCATTGCTGGAGCCTCTTCTTTTACTCGCCGATAGTTTGCTTGCTCTTTATTAAATATTGCGTTCATCTGCCCGATAGATTTAGAGAACTTAAATTCTCGAACCATGCGATCGACAAACTTTTGAAATATATCATCGTTTTTGCTGGTCGTTTTTTCTGCCTCAACATCGTCCGGAAAGCTTTCGCTTTCTTGCCGCAACTCTTCCATTGCTGCATCTTCTGCTTTTTCCCTGGCTTTTTCGACGGCCTCGTTCATGTCCATCGTAACTCCTTTTAATTCAGCAACCTCGATCTCAAAGTCGCTGGCAAACTCGCCGCCATGTAATCCCAGGTTAGCTAACGCGCGGCCAATAGCTGATGTTTCGCCATTCTCCACAGCTGACGTTCTGTTTACGTTTCCGGCTCCGCGTATCTCCTCGGCTATCCCGGTAGCAACTGGACGTTCTGCTTTCGGCGGATATATTTCTGCAACAACCACAACGCGCTTGCCGTCGTCAACTGTTACCCTGGTATTAACAGCGTAGTCCGGAAAATACTTTCTGAATACTTCTACACGCATGGCAACTGTCGTATATTTCTTCCCTTTCATATCGACACCATCTTTTTTATTCAACGCATCGATCTCTTGCATGGCTGCTTGCAGCTGGTCTTTCATTTGAATACACTCCTTGCTAATTCTTTCAGTTCTGGTTGCAGCGTCCAGGCAAATCCATCGTGCCAATCTGGATCGATCATGCTAAACAAATCGTTCTGGTCTGCTGCTCTTTTCAATAGCTGCTCTGTTACCTGGTGATGCCGGGCAATCTCTTTTACAATCCTGGCTAAGTTCTCGTCGCTAAGCTCCGGTGAATTGTCCTGGTCAAAAATTCTAAACTCTTTCCAGTTTGCGTACACCAGGAACGGCGGCTGCTGACCATTCAAGGCCCAAAAGCCGGCGACCTGGTACAATGCGCTCTGCTCGAAAGGCCCGGACAAATTTTTTGGTAGGTATGATTTTTGTTTTACGCTGCTCCATTTTGTTTTTAGATCGCCGCGTCGCGCATAGTCTGGTCGTGTGTTGTGCGGCAGTTCGCATCCCGGCAGCTTGTCCTGGAGAATAATCTCACCGACATATCGGTTCTCCCTGGACATGGCTTGCTTCAATCCCTCGAGCGCATGGTTGATGACCAGGGGAATCTCCTCTTTGTAGAGCTCGACCTCCATTTCGTCGCTATTTCCAAGAAAATCGCTGATAAAATGACGATTCTGAAAAATTAGCCCCTCAGATTTGGCCCAGGAGTGCGCTTCAGAAAGTTTCATGGGTTCTGCATCATCAATATTTAGCACACTATCAACGGCTTTTTGTGTAGCTGTACCGGCGACCATCCGTGGGGATGCTGCACGATTAGGATCAAATTGCCTGGCACGATCCGGATCCTCTTTCCAAAGCTTATTTAGCAAGGGCCGGACGATAACTTTGTCGAAAAGCTTGCGTCCTCGAGGCTGCGACATGGGATTGCTATGATGATGGTAGTCAAAACGCAAAGCATAGTCGGGTGTCAGTTCGGGCAGCGGCATGTTATCTCTCTAAGTTGGTACGCGCCGCTTGAAGGATTAAACACGGCGCGTCTAACAGTGATAACAAATATTGTTACTATGCGTCAATAACTAAAATCAATAATATTGCAGATAGCATCAATTATCTTTTAGAATTTCAAAACCCTCTGCTGCCGGATCGTAAAGCATAAAGCGAACCGGTGTGGCCCATTGCAAGGTGCAATTAGGCATAAAATCGTTTTCAGATGTAGGATATTGCACTTTCTTTTTGGTGTCTTTAGATTGCATGGCCTCGACCATATTAATTATACGACGTACTGTATGCGTTTTGAAATCGCTGTTCTCAAAAGGGTATCCACACACGGCAATATTTTTTCCACTGCCGCAGCAGTTTTTAACCATGCAGATACTAATCTGACCGACAGATTGATCGTGAACATAGCGCTTGTCTATGGGCCGGCGATCAACAATAGCTATTGCTGTTTTCTTTTTTGTGAACCATCCGGGCGCAAAGTATGCAGCATGATAGGGTTGAAAACTAAGCGGCCCGGCAAGAAAACGCTGCTTTGATTCGTCTTGTCCAAACATATCGAGCACACCAGCTGTTGATAGCGATCCGATGATAGGACACATGCTGCGCTGAAACAGTATTTCTTCTGGCGAACATCCCAGGATCTTTGCGTACTTTATCGCATCCTCGATGCTAATATTCTGCTTGCCGTTTAAGTGCCTGGATACAGTTTCGGGGCGCAATCCCATTTGTTCTGCGATCTGCACACCGGACATGCCGGCTCTTTTTGATAGTTGTTTGAGATTGCTTACTGTTTGTACTTCTGTCATATCGTCATCGAAATATGGTATATTTAGTATGTTCATGTTTATCCTCCAAACTGTAGCAAATCAAGTATTTTGTAACAACAAGTGTTACGTAAGACATTTAACGTATTAATAAATTCTGAGTAAGTCAATCATATTTATGTCATTAATCATTGGTTATTATATAACACTTGCAAAGTCGAGCAATGTAACTTAATCTGTTAAATCAATATTATTGATCGTAATATTGATATCTTGATTGTAGGAATATTGATGTGACACTTGAGCAATGGCGAAAAGAT